TGTGAGTTTGGGAACAGTAAACAATCTCACCGGAGCCGCTTGGGCTCACTTTCAAGGAGTGGATCTTGACAAAGGATCAGGCAACAATCTAACAGCCGCTGAACTACACGCAAGAGGTATATATGCATCAGATGAAGACTTTGTGAGCAACACCAACTTCCAAGTAAACAGTCCTTCAGTGGATAGCGACATAGAAGATGCCATTGCGGAAGGTATTATTGTAACCATCTCCGCAGGCAACAAAAATAGATACATTGATGTAGAAGGTGGCGATAACTGGGACAACTATCTTGTTCAGACCGCGGCTTATGTGAACAAAGATTATGAGTTTCCGTTTGGTAGTGGAACCTTTCCATTTAGAGATTACTATCACAGAGGTGACAAATATTATATGAGTGGTGCTATCAGCGTAGGTGCTTTCAGCAACCACACAGATCAAGGAAAAGCAACCTTCAGCAACTGGGGTCCAGGCATAGATGTTTATGCCGCAGGAGAATCAATAATATCCGCCTGGGAAAACAGCGAGATTGCGTATGGTATTCCCTATCCAGGACAGGAACAGAACCAACCAAACTGGGACACTATTAGTTTTAGTCAAGGCACAAGTTTTAGTGCGCCGTTTGTAGCAGGATTATTGGCTTGTTTGGCAGAAGTATATCCAACACTCACACAAGCACAAGCAAGAACATATCTGCGTAACAATGCTGTCACAGGACTGATGCAGGACACCGCAGACGCAATTACTGTAGATGTAAACACAAGAGTAAGCATAGATGGTTCGGATATTGATAGGATTGTGTTGTGGAAGAATCACAGGGCAACATCAGGTAATATGGCATTTAATACATACAACAAAGATGTAAACACACGACCCACAACAGGTACAATCTATCCTAGAACCAGAACACGTAGGCGTGGATAGGATAAATAATTGCATGTTATTATTTGAATTAGAAGCACCAGCATTTACACAAGTGTCAGCAAAAGTTGACATGATGAGTAAAAATCCTAATATTCCTACAAGAGAAGTAGGCAATAAATCGCCTTCAGAAGCTCATGCTGAAGACAAAGACGAAAAACAATACCAGGATAACACTGCATTACGTTTAACTGATACAAGAAAAACACGTCTAACGTTTGAACAATTAAGTAAATTGCGTAAATTAGCAGACTTAAAAGCTACTGAATATCAGGAATCACTTAAAGATATTAGGCGTCAATTTGCTCCTGCACCAGCAGCAGAATAGCAAAAATTTTAATTAGCATACTTTTTGAACCAAAAAGTACGCATTTTATTACACTTTCCAAATAAAAACTAAATAAAACTACAAATGCCTTGTGAATAATTACCTATTCACAAATAAAAAGTATAATAGGAGTGACGAATGTCAGATAACAATAAATTTGAACAATTGATTGAACTGTTCATCGCAGAAGATGAGCAAGGTGCAAAAGATTTGTTCCATGAGATTGTGGTTGAAAAATCACGTGACATTTACGAGAGTCTCGTAGATGAAGAGCAAGTAGAAGAGACTGCAGAAGTCGAAGAAGATGCAGAAGCAGTAGAAGAGTCAGAAGATGAAGCTGTTGAAGAATCTGAAGAAGAAGCAGTAGAAGAATCAGGATTTGAAGAAGCTGAAATTGGCGGTGATCAATCTGATGATATGATTGACGATATTGAAGCAGACGAACAAGGTCTATCTATGGAAGCAGATGCTGACGATGAAGAGATTGAAGATCGTGTAGTAGATATTGAAAACGCACTAGAAGAATTAAAAGCAGAATTCGACGCACTAATGGGCGGAGATGATGCAGAAGGCGGCGATGCAGAAATGGACATGGACATGGACATGGATGCAGGCGACGAAGAAGGTGACGAAGAAGAAGGTGACGAAGAAGAAATGGAATCAGTTGAGCCTGTAGAGGAAGAGACTGAGGAAATGGTTCGTGAATACACCGAAAAAGCTCCGGCACCAGTTACTGCAGAGCAAGGTGATGGATCAACAGGTCCAGTTGCTGGCAAAAACGACATGGGCGGTTCTGCAAAGAACTTAGCACAAGGCGGTGAAGAAAAAGGTGGAGCAACACCAAAATCTACAGTACAAACAGATGCGGCTAATCCAAAAGGCGCAACAATGAGTAAAGCATAATCATGTTATACTTGAGAGAAAACCTAACCTCCAAAGAGGCAAACGTTGTTTATGAAGCAACAGAAAAGCCAGGTGGCGGCAAGGATCTCTACATGAAAGGTATTTGTATCCAAGGTGGGGTAGAGAACGCAAACAAGCGTGTCTACCCTGTCAAGGAAATCTCAAATGCCGTTAGTACCATCAACGAGCAAATTAAAAACGGTAATAGCGTTTTAGGTGAAGTTGACCATCCAGATGATCTCAAAATTAACTTAGATCGAGTAAGTCACATGATAGAAAGTATGTGGATGGATGGACCTAATGGGTATGGTAAATTAAAGATTCTTGAAACACCAATGGGAACATTAGTGAAAACTATGATCGACGGTGGAGTAAATTTAGGAGTTAGTAGCAGAGGTAGTGGAAACGTAACAGAATCCACTGGTCAAGTTGCTGATTTTGAGATTGTCACGGTAGATATCGTGGCGCAACCGAGTGCCCCGAATGCATATCCTGTAGCGATTTACGAAGGACTACTTAATATGCGTAACGGACATAACGTACTAGAGATGGCTCGCGATGCAAATGGCGACGCTCGTGTACAAAAATATCTGAAGAGCGAAATAGTTCGCTTAATTCAGGACTTAAAGATCTAGGAGATCCAGATGCTAGATGCTATTAAACCACTACTTGATAGCGATCTTGTTAACGAAGAAACTCGTTCAGCAATTGCGGAACAATGGGAAGCAAAGATGAATGAGACTCGTACACAAGTAACTGCAGAACTTCGTGAGGAGTTTGCAAAACGCTACGAGCATGATAAATCTACAATGGTTGAAGCCTTAGATAAAATGGTCACAGAAGGTCTTACTACTGAACTTGCACAAATCGCTGAAGAGCGTAAAGCAATTTCAGAAGATCGTGCTAAGTTTGTTGCAAGAATGCAAGAAACTTCAGGTACATTTGATAAGTTTTTAGTTAAACAACTAAGCGAAGAAATTAAAGAACTTAAAACTGAAAGAGCAACACAACAGTCACTAGTTAACAAACTAGAGGAATTTGTAACTGCTCAATTAGCTGAAGAGATCCAAGATTTCCAGAAAGATCGTCAAGATGTTGTTGAAACTAAAGTTAGACTTGTTAAAGAAGCCCGTACAAAGTTTGATGATTTAAAATCAAGATTTGTAAAGCATACAAGTAAGGCTGTTAACGAAGCAGTGACTGGTTATCTAAAAGGTGAAATGAATCAACTTAAAGAAGATATCCAAATAGCAAAAGAAAATACTTTCGGACGTAAAATATTCGAAACTTTTGCTACTGAATTCTCATCAAGTCACTTGAATGAAAATCAAAAAATTAAGCAACTAGAAGCTGAAATTAAAAAGTCAGCAGACGAAATTGCTAAGATTAATGAGAGTCTAGAAGAGAAATCAAAAATAGTTGAGAGTAAAGAACAAGAAATTGCTATTATTCAAGAGAACGTTGAGCGTAAAGAAACACTTAGCGAACTATTGAAGCCACTCAACAAAGATAAGGCAGGCATAATGACTGACCTACTAGAAAGCGTACAGACTTCAAAGTTGAAGACTGCTTTCGACCGTTATCTACCAGCTGTTTTAGACGGAAAATCTGTAATTAAAGAAAGTAAAAAGTCTATAATTAAAGAAAACCGTTCTGAAGTAACAGGAGATAAGCAACCAAAACCTCAAACTGCAGAAGTGAAGGAAGAAGATAGTAATATCGTTGATATCCGTAAACTTGCAGGTTTGAAATAAAGTACTATAGAGGAGACTTAAATGTCAGACGTACTATTAGAAAGCCGTTGGACTGATACCAAAGACGCACTTCTTGAAGGTCTAGAAGGTAATCGTCGCAATAGCATGAGCGTTGTGTTAGAAAACACAAAGCGTTACTTACAAGAGGCAGCAACATCAGGTGCATCAGCCGCTGGTAACGTAGCAACATTAAACCGTGTAATCCTTCCAGTGATTAGACGTGTTATGCCAACAGTTATCGCTAACGAAATTGTCGGTGTACAACCAATGCAAGGTCCAGTTGGACAAATTCACACTCTACGTGTAAGATATGCAGACAGTGTAACTTCATCAGCAAGTGCACCATTTGACACAGACACAGTAGCAGGTGACGAAGCATTAAGCCCGTTCAAAATTGCAACTGCATATTCAGGTTCTACTACAACTGGTAAAGCTGATGTTACAGCAGCAAAAGAAGGAACAGGCGGAAGTCAACTTTCAATCCAAATCTTGAAGCAACCTGTCGAAGCAAAGACACGTAAGCTACAAGCACGTTGGACTTTTGAAGCAGCTCAAGACGCACAATCAATGCACGGTATTGACGTTGAAGCAGAAATCATGGCAGCATTAGCTCAAGAGATTACTGCAGAAATCGATCAAGAAGTTCTTGGTTCACTACGTTCATTAGCAGCAACAGAAGAAACATACAACCAAGCAGCAGTAAGTGGTACAGCTACATACGTAGGTGACGAACATGCAGCTCTTGCAGTATTAATAAACAGAACAGCAAATAAGATTGCTCAGCGTACACGTCGTGGTGCTGGTAACTATGCAGTTGTAAGTCCTGAGGCATTAACAGTTCTTCAGTCAGCTTCAACTTCAGCATTTGCTAGAACAACAGAAGGTACATTTGAAGCACCAACAAACACTAAGTTTGTAGGTACATTAAATGGTGCAATGCGTGTGTATGTTGATTCATATGCGGCAGACGCAACTGCAGTACTAGTTGGATACAAAGGTTCATCAGAGACAGATGCAGCAGCATTCTATTGTCCATATGTACCGTTGATGTCAAGTGGTACAGTGTTAGATCCAGCAACATTTGAGCCAGTAGTTTCATTTATGACACGTTATGGTTATGTTGAGTTATCAAACACAGCATCATCACTAGGTAACGCTGGTGACTATGTTGGTGAAGTTGCAATGTCAAACATTTCATTCTCATAAGTCAAACTTAGAGAACACCAATACAAAACAGGGCTTCGGCCCTGTTTTTTATTCTTTCACGTTTTGAGAAAATTTCATTAATTTTTATAAATAAAATGTTGCGTTTATAACAAACACAACTAATGTTAAATCTAAAGTTAAGGATTTCAAAACAAAAAAGACCCCCAACTTAATAAGGAAATAATAATGAAAAAACTACTAGCAAGTGGTGCTTTAGTAGCATTACTAAGTACGACTGCATTGGCACAAGAACCCGCAGTTGAAAAAGGACCAAAGTTTGCCATTTCAGGCACAAGCGAGTTCTACTACAAAGACGTTGATTCTCAAATTGCTTCACAAAAAGGTGATAGTATGGGAAACAGTGACAACGAGATTAAATTTACTTTTTCTAATAAATCAGACGCTGGTTTAGATTATGGTATGGTTGTTGAAATGACAACTGTTGCAGATTCAAGTGCAACTATTGACGAATCATCAATTTATATTTCAGGCTCTGCAGGAAAACTAATACTAGGCGGCAATGATGCTGTAACAGATAACTTTGGTATTGGTGAGCAGGACATCATGGACGAAGAAGTAACAGGCACATATACAAATGCTTCAATCCAAACAAACGCAGGTGAAAAAACATATGGTGCAGACAGTGATAAAGTATCGTATATTTCTCCAAGTTTCGGCGGAATACAGGCTGGTGTAAGTTACATGGATTCAGGTGCAACGGGTACAACTGATTCAACTTCATATGGCGCAAGTTACACTCATGAGAACATCAAAATTGGTTACACAAAGGGTATGCAAGAAGTATCAGGTGCAATTGACAACGAGTCACAAAGCATTGGTGCAAAAATATCATTTGGTGACATTGCAATTATTGGTGCAATGAGTACTGTAGAAGGTGCTGATGAGGACATTGAAACAGTAGGTGCTGGTGCAAGTTATGCTCTTACATCAGAAACAACAATTGCAGTTTCCACTATGGAATCAGAAGATAGTTTAGATGTATCAGGTTCTGAAAAAGAAAACCTAAAGCAAAACATGGTAGAAATCAAACATGCAATTGCACCAGGGTTAACTGGTTATGTAAACTACACAGACTATGAGTACAAGAACGGCGGAGAAGCATCAACAGACGATGATGGTTCAGTATTACAATTTAAAATTGCAGCAAAGTTCTAATTATAGAAAAATATAAAAATAGCACCTTCGGGTGCTATTTTTTTGACTTTAATACCAGCCATTAACATAATCTTCTAGCATAATTTGTTTAATACGTAATTGTTGTGTTTTCGTAGGACCAGCTCGCATGGAATTGTCTTTGCGATGATGTGTTGTGCCAGCTGGCACACCCAAAAGTTCAGCAATCTTATGTACTTCTTTGTAATTAAAGATATGAGTATAGATGCTACGATCAGGGC